CTTGCTATTTCCAATGTTAAGGTCTCCCTTGACTCTGTTAAGCCAACTCTGGAAATCTTTAAGCCCATCTCCGAAAGCCTCCCAATCAGAAACGTTATCTCTTCCTGACTGAACGTAGTCATCCCACTCATCCTTCATATGGCTCATGCTGATACCTTGCTCCTTAGATAGTCGTACCCTTGCGATAGGTACATTGAATTAACATCTTCACCGTCTGGCATCTGCAGTGTTACTACTGACGAGAGTTCTTTGGCGAGGTTCTTTGCGAAGTCCGACCCTGGTTGGTCACCGTCAGCAAAAACATAGACCGTCTCAAAGTCTTGGAGGATGCGTGAGTAATGTTTCTTCCACGAGTTCGCACCAGGTACACCCACAGCAGGGATACCACACTTGTAATGCAAAGTAATTGCATCAATCTCACCCTCACATACCGCAATGTAATCTCCTGCTGATTGTAGTGCTGTTACATTGTATAGACGGGTAGAAGTCCCTGGTAAACCCATGTATTTGGGTTCACTGTTGTCCATGCTACGGAACCTGATGTCAACCACACCTGTTGGTGTGATGTACGGAATAACCAAGCGACCAACGTATGCCTCGTGACTAGGTAGAGGTTCTGCGACTACTCCGAGGTGGGCTGTAGCCCCGTCTTCTAGAGATAATCCCCTCTTTGCTAGGTACCCTTCGGCTAGATGAATGTTTGCCTTGTATGTTGCCACGGCTTTCGCCAGTGATGCCTTCTGCGATTGTGATAGCCTCACGGAATCCAACTCCTTCTTTTTCCATAATAATTTTATAGGTGTCACCCTTAACTCCGCAAGCATGACACGCAAATATGTTTTCTGTTACGTTGACACTAGCAGATGCAGTTGAATCCTCGTGAACTACACACTTTATCTTCTGCCAGCCCCATGTTTCACGTATGTTTGTAGCACCGTAGTGTTCAAGCACAGGTTGTATGCTGTGCTTTTCCATTAGTACCCTGCTTCTTCTAGTAGTTTAAACCACTCCGACACTGGCATGGTAGCGTACCACTTGCCAACGTCTAGTGTTCCTGTCTTCTTGTGTATGACAACACCAGTCTCAGCCTTGTCATTAGTCATCTCCACCTCAAGTTCCTTGAGCCATGCAGATAACTTCATCTCTCTGTGATTCTTTACCTCAATAACAACAGCAGGAATGCCAGCAATGTCGCCCCTATCGTTATTACCGTTGAGTGCTCGTCTCTCCACATGTTTACGTCCCTTACTTACAAGCCAATTAACAACGGCAGTCTCGGCAGATGTTCCCTTTATCTTACTCTTGTTCATGTCTTATCCCGTCCGCTATCATTGCAAACTGTAACTGTTCAGCCACCCATTCAAGTGCACTGCACGCTTCATGTAAGTCTTGCTCACAGAAGTCATCACCAGTGTCACGTATTACCTTAATGATTTCATAGAAGGATACGTACTGCTCCCCGTCATAGAACACACGGGATATATGTCTACCTTCCAATTTGCACAACCTTACAATCACTGACATCCACAACAATGAACTGTTCATCCTTGGTATAGATTGTGTCCTTGGTTAACACCTCGGACTGCTTAACCTTAGCACCACTGATTAACATTGCGTGTGTTCTCTCATGGTTGAGCATAACAAACAACGATATGTCATTAGCAAACTTCATCTTGCGACCAGGTAAGTGCACGGTTTCAAATGGAAACGTGTCACCATTCCAGTTGTGCTTGACCTCTACCTCGTACTGAACATCTTTAGATAGTAAGTCAATGCCATACTGGTCAGGGTTAACCCATGCTTGTATGCCATTTAAACCTAGCCACGCAATGACAAGTTCTTTAGCATCATCATTAGTGTCGTATAGTTCTGGACTAAATGGTTTAGTAATCATTTCTATCCAGGTATAACAGCAATGCGAGCAGTGCTACTAGCCCTACAATTATTACTAACTCCATTACCTTGCGTCCTCTAAGTCTGCAATGAACATATATTCTGGCAGGAACTGCAACCACACTGGGTTATTACCCGAAGGGTCAGCCTTACCATAACGGTTCTTGACACTGGCAACACCAAGCATTCCGTCTTGTTGTCCCACCGTAAGAATGAGGGCTGGTAGTTGGTTAACCATACCTTGGACTGCTGACCTAGGTTGACATGGCGTACCAGAATATCCTTCTTTAGTGTGATGCAGTACCACAACAGCGGCGTTCGTATCACGTGCCAGATACTTAAGTTCCTTGAGCGCACTACGCATAGCACCAAACTCTTCGCCACCGTCCATGTTAATATCCATTAGGTTGTCAACAACTATTAACGCAGGGCTTTCGCCAAGCGTTTCTTCAAGAGCAGTTACCTCATCATCCAAGTCGCTTAAACTAGGTGATGAATCAAATGACCAATAGATGTGTCGTGCTTGTGCTAACTTTTCCTTAGCCAAGTCAGGTTGCTCGGAGATAATCTTCTCTGCATCTGTTTGTGACACACCCTCAATCATGGAATACAAACGCATTGCCATGGTGTGAGCATTGGTATCTGCTGATACGTACAGTGTTGGTGCTTGCATACGCAAGGCTAGTGCTAAGGCAAGTGTTGACTTACCTGCACCAGGTGTGCCAGCAATTAACGATACCTCTGAACGTCTAAAGATAATCTTGTTCTGTTCAAACGTACGAAAGACTGCTGGCATTGGCTCGCCACCAATGTCTGAACGTCCTACCGAACGGCTTAATGTTTTCATTTGTCCTCCTTGTTAAGCGTGGGATGTGTGGACTTGCACCACATGTAGGCTTTCTGACCTACATCCCTATCCGTATTGACTGGCTTCCCCTCCAGCAATACAGACCTATATTCAGTTATGTTTTCCTAGCACCCGATGCTAGAAACTGTTCCACTCTGGTGTGTTGCGGTTAGCAAACGTTGGTGAGCACTGGTCTGCAGTACCCTTAGGTGTTGGGCAGAAGAATGCACGCCATTCTCCCTTAGCACCGTTGCCTGTTCGCTTAACCATTGCACCGTGAATGCACATCTTATCGCTACCTGCTGGTGCAGATACCCCTACTGGCGGTGCTTTAGGGGCAAACGCTGGTACTTCTGGTACAACTTCCCCACCAAGTGAGGCTTGAATGATAGCAACTGGGTCAGTTGCTAGTACACGTGGTGTTGATACACCAGTGAATGCTTCTTCCAGTGTGCTGATTGCATCAGGTCCACCCTGTGCAATGAGAGCATTGACGTTAGCGATTAACTCTTCGGCACTGTCACCACGTGCTGTGATGATTGTACCCTTGCTTGTCTTTACGTTTACTACATAGTTCTTTTCCATTACTTATCTCCATTCTGATACTTACAATCGTTAGTAAAATTACACATCTTGCAGTGGTCAAAGTTAGGTATAAAGATACCAGCCCTTCGTGCCTTGTCAAACATTCCCACGATTTCTGACACGGCTTCACGTGTCCACTTATCTAGGCTGATTAACTCTGATACTGCACCCTTACGTGCATCCCAGTATACACCGTACTTGGGACGTACTCCGAATGTTTCCTCCATGGCTACCGCATAGATACCCAACTGAAAGTCTGATGACGGCATACGTTTGCCAGACTTGATGTCCAGCACCACAAGGCTACCGTCAGGTAACTCCATCATGCGGTCAAGTGCACCCTTAACCATGACACCATCAAGGTTAATGTTGAATACTAACTCAATGGCAGGTACACCTTGAGGTGTAACCCATAGTGACATCAACTCTTGGGTAGTACGAAAGTTTACCCAGTTCTTGACCATGTTTAAACCGTTTGCTTGCCACCAGTTGCCGTCTTCCTTGTTAGGGTTGGCTATGGTTGCAGTGCCACCAGCACGCCACAGTGATGTGTCTTGCTCTACTCCACGTTGACGGTCTAGGTTCTCTTGCCAAGACTTTGACCATAGTTCCTCAGGCGTAGCCTGTGTAGGGATTAGTTCTTGTTGTTCCATTATCGTCCCTCTGCTTCCCAGAGTTGACGGTCATAGGCTTCGGTTGCTTCGTGAACAGCAACACCACCAGCCAACCACCATGTCTGTCCTTCAGGGACAGCCAATGCTTTCTGTAACCAGTACTTGTACCCACAAGAATTGTACGTACCTATCTGGCTATGGCTTACGTGTACGGGTAACTCATACCCATTCACCTTAATCATTTGTCCTCTGTTTCTTATGTTCGCCTTTAAGGGCGAACCTATTATTGGTTCTGCCTATGCAGAACACGTGTTGTTGTTGTGTTATTAAGTTGTAGTCCATGTTATGGTGGTTGTCAAATCGTATACGGCGTGTCATGGGAGCAGTGATGAAACATGGAGGTGAAAAAATCACCGCTCAACCATGACAGCCATACTTATCTTCCCATGAGAATTACCTCATGTCAAACAAGTCTCCTTGTACTTCGTCACTATCTGCAAGCACTTTGGTAGGTACAAGCAGTTTAAACACCTTGGCTACATCACCTTGCTTGAGAGCACGGATGTTACCTCGTCCCTCGTAGTCTTTGGTAGCCATAGTGTCTGACTCGTACGGTCCGAATAGAAACTGTCCGACACCTTGATAGTTCACACCTACTACGTAGAGTTCACGGTCACGGCGCATGTCATCTATCATCTTCCAGATAATCTCTGCCAGATACACCACGTCATGGTGTTCCTGTTCAAGGACATCAGCGATAGCCTCAAGTTCTTTCTTGCGTGTCCTCATCTGCGCATTAAGTCTGTTAGAAACTTGTTCTCCCGATACAACCTGCGTATTGCTAATGCCTGTCCAAGGCATACCATAAATAGAATGAAACTCATAGGCTACCTAGTACCTCCTCCTCTAGCAATGCACCTTGCATTGTAAACATCAAGCGTTCAAACGTCTCACGTTTCATAAAGAAATGCGTATTACCCAGAAAGATTGACGCACTATCAGCCTCAACCTCTACGTGTATCTCCTCGTATACGTCTGACTCTTTCTCAACTGTACTGATTACCATTACTTCTTAGTCCAATCATTCTCTGGTAGATTTAATCTAATGTTTAGTTTGTTGCGGATGACACGTCTTTCATACGGTGTAGTGCCACCCCAGAAACCATACTTCTCGTGCTTGATAGCGTAGTCTGCACACTCAACCAAGATGTTACAGTTGGAGCAAAACTCTTTTAAGTCTGCAACCTCCTGCGCTGTGGTCTTGTTGTCATAGTCCTGATAGAACACATCAACACCCATACGTGCACAGTTCTGTGTGCCGTCATAGTTTGGATACTTAATCTCACTCCTCATCTAAGTCCACCTCTATCTCCTCTGAATCTGTACAGCCGTGCTCATTACAAGTCCAATAGTGGTAGCCGTCACGGGTATCTTGCCATACCCAGTCACAATGCATAGTCTCACTCATTGTCTGGTCTCCCCTCGCAAGCGTGCCAAGGGTCATTCAATCCACACCGCTTACATACATACACATCCTGTGTGTATACGGTGTGTAGTTCATCATCATCTAATTCATACGGTGACATCTGGTCTAGCCTCCTCTAGTTCACGTTGCGCATAGTGCAACAGCCCGTGTATGTCATTGGTATTCATAAACTCAATGATTGAAAGTTTAAGTAACGCATCACCTAACTTATTGTGCGGATACTGTAAGTATTCGTAGAAAGTAACCGTGCTGTTGTTGAAATCCACAACAGGTATGTATCCATACTCCGTATCGGTTGGGTTGTTAATACTAAAGGCGTACCCTGCCTTACTGTCCCAAGATGTACCTACCAGTTGAGACATAAAGATACGGTTGGCACGTTCGCTACTCTTGCTATGCGTACCTGCCTCCCACAATGCACACTTTAACTGTACGTCCCAATCTTTTCCGCCCCAATGAGAGTAAAGATACAACACGTCACCGCCTCTATCGGTTACACCGAATGTAAACCTGTCACCCATTAGTTGCCCCCTCTAGTTGTATCTGTACCGTGTCACACAACAGTTTTAACAGTTCATTCCATTCGTCCTCGCTCTTGATGTAACCCATTTCGTAAAGGTCACTGGCGTACCAAGAGATTGCCTCGTCTTTCCATGTTGGTTCTTTATCCATTGTTCATACCTCCTCTGATTACAATGTATTCGTCATACGTTTCGTCACTTGCCATACGCACCATTAGTTCGTCTAGTCGTGCGAATACGTCTTGCTCTCGCTTGAATAGTTTCATTACATTTCCTCCATACTATTTTCTTTAAGGATTACGGCTAACGCATCCTCCATTTTTAGGTAAATCTCTTTATGTATTGGGTAGTCAGGGTCATCAGGGTAAATCCATTCCTGTATCTCGCTGTCATAGAATAACCTGTCGTTTAAGTCTTGCACCGTATCAACATCAACTTGCCATTGTTCGGTACTTGAATCGTACATAACTACGTATTGGTATTGCGCCATTATTTTTCCTCCTGTTTAACGTCACACCCATTGAGAGCATGACTATCTAATGTATTCCAACACTTAACGCATAGTTCTTTTATCATTGTGTTACCTCCATAACCTAGTCATTCACTAGCACATAGTGCTTTTCTCTTAGATGCTCACGGTATCTCCGCATAGCCTCCGCCTTGCTGTATTGGTAGTACACCTGACGCTCATACCATGAACCGCCTAGTACCGTGTCCCTGACGTGTGCGCTAACCTCTAGTGCGCCTGACGGGTGAATCTTTCGTGCTGTAATCATTATGCTGTCTCCTCTACCCAACCCCAAGACACGTTGTGTCCTGCCTTGGTGTATGCCTCCACCGTTACCCCGATAGGGATAGTTAGTGGGAGAGTTGCCAGAATCTTGCCTGTTACTTTGTCAAGGATTACAAATCCTGTCGTGCTGTTCATTTGAAACCTCCATAGTTTCTAGTTGTTGTTACTTGCCTTGCTTGTTGTTGTAGTTACACCTAAGGCATAGCCACTTGCCTTGCTTTTTACCTGCCCACGCTGCCGTAGGTTTCTCGCATTGCTCACACTTGCCGTCATACGGTGGAGCATTCACACCCCACACAACATCCGTACCGCTTGATTGCTTAATCGTGATTTTCATTACTAACCTCCATTAGTTTCTTGCTTACTTAAGTTTTAGCACCTGCCGTTATCAAGGTCAAGGCTATTTGAAAACCTTTACCAAATCTTTACCATTCCGTTATCATTCCGTTATCTTGTAGAACATAAGCACGATAATCCCTGCACTTGCTACCAAGCAGGTCAGGGCGATTAAGTTGCTACCTAACCGCCGTGCCCTAGGTGTCCAGTTCCAATCTCTCACGGCGTTACCTCCACTCTAAAATCCTCCACCGTTGCCGTACCGTGCCCGTGTAAGGGCGTTACGACATACCGTGTACGTCCATAGGCTTGCTTTACGTCCATAATCCTGACGGCTACCCGTAGCCCGTTAGTTTCTAGTAATCCTTCACGCCCTAGTGGGTGTGCCAGTTCCTTGATGCTCATACCTTCACCGCCCCCGTGCATTCGGCACACTTGCGGTATGAATTGCCACAAGATAGCGAGGATTCAAGCGGTTCGGCGCAACAGCCGTACAGAGCGTGACTTGCTACCGTGTTCCAGCACTTAACGCATAGTTCTCTAATCATTAGTTACGCTCCTCTAGTGCCTCTAGTTCGGTGGCTATCCAGTCAATAACCTGACTGGCAGACATTGACCAGCCTCCAAACTTTTCATAAGCCCCGTCTAGCACCTCTTGAATAGTTGCGTATTCTGTATCTTCTTGCATTGCTGTACCTCCATACAGTTTCTATCTGGCTAAGGTTTAGCCAAGCCCTCCCCCGTACCCGTGAACACGGGGGAGAGTCAAGCCCCTTAGAGTCTAGCGGTTGAAGAAGTAGAACCCGTCAGAACTCCACACGTCCCCACCGAGTTCTAAATCACGCCCATACTTTTCATAGTCAAAGTAGAACCGCAATTCGCCCAGTATCTCTACATCAATGATGCCCAGTTCCTCCATTCGGCAACCTAGCCACTCTTGGTAGTTCCACCCCTCCGCCTCGCCTATGTAGGCATCTACCGCATCATCAATCCATTGGGCTATTTCGTCCCAGTCGTTGTTCATGTTGCCCCAGTAGGCGAGAATTGCACGGGTTGGGATTCCGTAATCATTGGCGAATTGTTCCGCCTCGTCTAGTTGGGTGATTGCTGTCATCTCTAGATTCGTTGTCATTGTCTTTCCTCCTTGTTTCTTGGGGCTAGTTACCCCGTCCCGTCCCCCTCCCGAAAGAGGGGGGCGAGGCGTACCAACTAGTCTTGTGTTATTGCGGTTACGTTTACCCTGCGCATTGTCTGGCTAGTAATGACACACGCTAAGCATGAACAATGGGCAACCGTAACTACTTGCCCGTACTTTTCGTAAAGTTCAGTTAAGTCGTGAACCTTTAGCCCGTCAATGTCTAGCCACTTTCTGCCCTCTATGTCGTGTGTATTCATTGCCCTACGCCTCCCAATGGTAACTAGTGATGTCTAACGTTTCTTCATTGTCTGCCTGTAAGAATAGTCTAATTTCATTGTGTATTTCGTCCAACGTCATTTCATTATCTGCCCGATAATTGAACTCTAACGTGAGCGGAATTCTCACCGTGTAAATCATTTCTTACCTCCGTTTATCTGTCGGGGCTTATCCCTGACAAGAACAAGTAGAGCAGACAAAGGTTAACAGGAGGTTAATTACAGGTGAACAACAGGTGAACAGTTGGTGAACAATAATCCACAGGTGAGGCACAGTTATCCACAGGGAGACTGTACACCGCCAACAATTAGTTAAACTTTCAACCATTTAACTTTCAATAGTTTAATTTTCAACTACCTGTGGGGGTAGGGATTGGATACACTTTGTCCACAACCTTATCCACACCTGTGTATAACCTGTGGATAACCTATGACCCCCAGTTGTTAAGGGACGGCTCGTTATTATATATAGACTCCCATTAAATATTTTTTCCAGTATTTTGGTAATAGGCACACAATATAAAACCCATTGGATAAAGGACTTTAAAAATAGTTTATAACAATTTGGTAACGAAACGTTACAGTCCCTTTGTAACAGGGTTAGTATATATGTAGGATAAAATAACATAAGTGCGCTTTGGCGCACACAACCTAATGGCAGCCTTTGTGGCTGCCTTTAACAACCTAAAGCAGCCCTTTGGGGGCTGCTATTATGAGCGCCTTTCGGCGCTCTTATATTAAGTTCTTTATATCATTTTATTACGAGATGATATTAGGTGAATGCTTTAGACAGGATAACTTCATATGGCAGCCAAGGGCGGTGCAGAGCACCATAATGTGGTACGCCTGAGAGAAGACAAGTCCAAGGTTATAGCCCACGTAGAAAATGGCATTGAGGTGCGAGCCGCCATTGCCATGGTCGGTCGCAAGCCCGATGTTCTAAAGAAGTGGCTCACAGACCCTGTGTTTGCCAAAGACCTAGAGATAGCACGCACCAAGGGTTCAGACCTAATGAAGGTCACGCTAGGTACCGAAAACGGCAAGAAGATAGACTTCGCCACATTCTCCAAAGAGTTCTTAGGTAATGAAGTATTCCCTCACCAGCAGGACTGGATTGACGTTCTGGAGGGAAGGGAGCCTAGTTGGCTTCATCCAGCCATGTCCTATGAAAAGGGCAACAAGAACCGTATCTTAATTAATGTGCCACCTGAGCACGCCAAATCCACCGTAATCACCGTAGGCTATAGCACCTATCGTATTGCCATGGATTCCAACGTACGTATCATTGTGGTGTCCAAGACTTTAAATAAAGCCCGTGAGTTCGTCTATTCCATCAAGCAACGCCTATCCCACCCACGCTACGCCAAGTTGCAGCAGGTCTATGGACCTTCTGGTGGCTGGAAAGAAGACTCTGACACCTGGAAAACCGACACAGTTTACTTAGGTCAAGAAGCCCGTGATAGTTCTGAAAAGGACCCTACGCTTCAGGCGCTAGGTATTGGTGGTCAGATTTACGGTGCTCGTGCTGACCTGATTATCCTAGATGACGTTATCACTACTGCCAACGCCCACGAGTGGGAGAAGCAGTTAGACTGGCTTCAGAAGGAAGTAATCACCCGTCTGGGTAAGAACGGCAAGTTACTTATAGTAGGCACCCGTATCGGTGCTGTAGATTTATACCGAGAACTCCGCAATCCAGAACACTGGTCTGGTGGTGCAAGCCCGTTTACACGCCTTGCTATGCCAGCCGCTTTAGAAGTTCACGATGACCCTAAGAAGTGGGTTACTCTCTGGGAGCGCTCAGACCGTCCTTGGGATGGTGACGAGGATGCCAAGCCAGATGAAGATGGTTATTACCAGAAATGGGATGGACCAGCACTCTTTGCAAGACGTAGCGAGGTGACTGCCTCAACATGGGCACTAGTTTACCAGCAACAGGACATTGACGATGACGCAATTTTTAATCCAACGATTGTTAACGCCTGTGTTAATCGTATGCGTAAACCTGGTCCTCTCCGTGTGGGAGCGGCTGGACATCCACGAGACGGACAATGGGTCACACTAATTGGCATGGACCCTGCTATGGCAGGAAAGACTGCGTTAGTTGTCTATGCGATTGACCGTCAGTCTGGTAAGCGTCTAGTCCTAGATGCCTACAACATGTCAGACCCTACCCCAGGTAAGATTCGTGCAATCATTGAAGACTGGATTAACACCTACAAGCCAGTAGAACTGCGTATTGAAATCAACGCCCACCAGAAGATGTACGAGGTGGACGAAGAGTTCCGCCAGTATCTGGCTAATAAGGGTGTTAGATTCTCTAGCCACTTCACTGGCAAGAACAAGTGGGACACTGACTTCGGTGTGGCTGCTATGCAAGGCTTGTTCGGTACTATGACAAGCAACAAGCACAACCGAGATAACCTCATTGAACTACCAGACCCTCAGTACCACGAGGGTATCAAGGCTCTAATCAATCAGTTGATTACTTGGAAGCCTGGAACTCGCAATCCTACAGACGTTGTTATGGCTCTGTGGTTCTGCGAGATTAAAGCCAAGGAAATGATTCAGCACTCTGGAAATCAAATCTGGCACGCAACTAGCCGCTTTGTTACTCAACGACAGATGGCAAAGCAAGCAGTTGTTAATCTTGACGATTTAGCAATGGAACAATTTACAACTTATCTTTAAGGATATTCATGGCACTCTCAATGGAACAGGTCGCTGACAAGGTACTTTACCTACGCCAGCGATACTCAGTACGTGACCAGCGTATGGCTGATATCACTGCTGTACGCCGTGGTGACATGGTATCGGTATACCCTGACATGTTCCCTGAGGGCATGACCAAGCCAATGATTGCCAACTTCGTTGACGTTGTTGCTCGTGACTTGGCTGAAGTTCTAGCACCATTGCCATCGTTTAACTGCCAGACACCTGACGTAACATCTGACAGGGCAAAGAAGAACGCTGACTTGCGTTCCATGATTGTCAACAACTACGTTGAATTTTCTGGGTTACAAACCCAGATGTATACAGGCGCAGATTGGTATAATACCTATGCCTTCCTGCCGTTTGTTGTAGAGCCTGACTTTGAGGCTCGTATGCCACGCATTCGTGTAGAAAACCCATTGGGTGCTTACCCAGAATATGACCGCTACGGACGATGTGTTTCATATAGCAAGCGTTACCTAAAGTCCATTGGTGAACTACTTGTAGAGTTCCCAGAGTACGAACGTCAAATTCTTGGTGGAGAAGACTACAGAAATGTAGACCTTGGAACACTACTTGATTTGATTCGCTACGAGGACAAAGACCAGGTAATCCTGTTCCTTCCACAACGAGGAAACCTTCCCCTTCGCAAGGCAAAGAACCTACTAGGTAAACTAAGCGTTCGCATTGCTAAGCGTCCAGGCATTGACACCGAAGACCCACGTGGTCAATTTGATGATGTCATCTGGGCACAGATTGCTCGTGCTCGCTTTAGCCTTCTAGCCATGGATGCTGCTGAGAAATCAGTTAATGCGCCAATGGTTGTTCCACAGGATATGCAAGAGTTTGCGTTTGGTCCTGATGCAGTCATGCGAACCGCCAACCCACAGGGTGTTCGCCGTGTTGGTCTAGAGATTCCTCCTGGTGCTTTCCAAGAACAAGCAATCCTTGAACAAGAAATGCGTATGGGTGCTCGTTACCCAGAAGGTCGCTCAGGAACAGTCAATGCATCCGTAATTACGGGTTCTGGTGTTCAGGCACTTCTTGGTGGCTTTGATTCCCAAATCAAGGCTGGTCAGCAAATCCTTGCCGAAGCACTGCAGGATGTAATGGCTCTAGCCCTAGAGATGGACGAAAAGTTATTTGCTGGCGAGAAGTCAACGCAGATGACCTACAATGGTGCACCTTACGTTCTTAAGTACAGCCCAGAAAAAGATATCAAGCAAGACTACAGTGTAAACGTACGTTATGGTCTGATGTCAGGACTTGACCCATCACGTGCTCTTATCTTCAGCCTTCAGGCTTTACAGGCAAACTTAATCTCACAAGAATTTGTAATGCAAGAACTTCCATGGAACGTAAACGTATCCAAGGAGATTGAACGCATTGACATTGAAAAAATGCGTGGTGCACTTATGGGTGCACTTAACGCAACCTCAACCGCTATACCTCAAATGGCATCACAGGGTCAAGACCCATCAGATATTGTTATGAAGATTGCTCAGGTTATTGACGCTCGCCGCAATGGTAAGAGTGTAGAAGATTCGGTTATGGAAGTATTCAAGAAACCAGAACCAGTAGAACAACCTCAAGAGCAAGCACCACTAACCCCAGAAGAAATAATGGGTGCAATGGGTGGTGCTCCACAAGCAGCCCCAGGCGAGGGTGCTCCAGTTGAAGCACAAGGACCCGATACTATGGGTGGTGCTCCTGTTGCAGCATCCCCTGGGGCACCTAACATTCAGGATATCTTAGCGCAACTAGGTGGATAATGACTACAATCATTGCCATCAAAAAGCGCAAAGGGTTTATCTTTGCCGCTGATGCACAAATAACTGATACCGAACGACCATACATGCACAACAGTATGAAGAAGGTTGTTGAAGTTGGTGACTATGTTATGGCTGGTGCAGGTAACTCACGCTGCTGTGATGTTATCTTATACGGTTGGGAACCACCGTACTATGACGGAACCGAGCACTACACATTTATGGTGTCAAAGTTTATTCCAGAGATGCGTAAGCAGCATGAAGATGCTGGCATCACACTAAAAGAAGACGAAGACTTTGTTTTCCTAGTTGGTTTCAACGGGAGAGTATTTCAGGTCGCTGGCAATTATGCGGTACTAGAAACCAATACTGGTTTGTACGGCATAGGAACTGGCGCAGCATATGCACTTGGTGCTCTAGCCCAAGGTGCAACTATTACAGAAGCAATGAATGTTGCTAAGAAATTTGATATTAATACTGGTGGAAAAATCCAGATAGTTGAAAGAGGATAATTATGGCTAAAGGTGGATATCGCAAGCCAGCAAACCCTGCTGCAGTATCGGGTCCAGGTTCTCTTTCTCGCCGTACTGATGGTGGTCCAATCCAGGGTGCTAAAGAAATTCCTGGCGGTGGCAAATATGGAGAACGTAAAGAACTAGCAGACCTACAGGCAGGTGCAGCAATGCAGGGAAATCCAACACCTAGTATGCCAACCCCACAAGTTTCTGCCCCACGTGAACCAATTACAAATCTTTTTGCTCCAACAGAACGACCAGAAGAGCCAGTAACCGCTGGTTCACCAGTTGGTCCAGGTCGTACTCCACAAGTTAACCAACAGGGTCGTTACGTTGTTGTGTCAAAGTACATGGATACGCTACGTGAGATGGCTGCTGATAAGAGTGCACCAGAATCTTTTAAAACATTCTTTAAATATGTTGAAGCAGCAAATCGCATGGACGAGATAAATGCAACTCGCTAGAGATATTGCAGCGTTTACCAATGTATTTGGTGTTGAAGACGCTGACTTTGTTATGACAATGGCAACCATCCCATGGAAATCGGAAGATGACCGAAATGGTTTTATTAACGAAATCATTGACATGAACAATGGTGCGTTGTATATGAATTATCCCGATGAGGAAGGTGCCTAGTGTCGTTATTTGATATTACAGCACCACAAAAACAAAATCTTTCTCAACGTTTAATTAGTGGTCTTGCTCAAAGCATTTCTGGCATGGGTAAAGGCTTAGGATTTATAAGTTCTGGGGCTACCTCTGGATTAACTTCGCAATACGCAGGAACTAAAACTGCAGCCGCTGGTGTTGATACGTCAAAGATTATTCCTCAACTAACTCAAACTTCAGAAATTGCTATTGACACAGAAATTGGAGTAGCAAATGAAAAATTACTCTACCCATATCGTCAGTTTGTAGCAAGACCAGTATCAACTGCACTACTTGTGGCTAACGAAAGTTACCAACAGCAGAAGATAAACAAAACATACGGAGTAACTACTCCAGATGTTGGTGGATTTTTAGGAACTGCATTTAATGTAGCAACTTCTGGTATTGACCTAGCCTCTTCATACCAAGATATAGACCTATGGAAGTCAGCATGGCTTGATGCTCGCAATGTTTCACCAGGTCAAGCCTACGTTAGTTACATTGGTTCACGTATAGACGGTACTCAGGGCACAGATAAACTTGATTACACGAATAAAGATGAAGTTCACGCATACTTCAGTCGTGGTCCACAAAAATACATTTCATGGGGTATTGATACAACCTTAGCAGTTGGTGCAGACCCTATAGCGCTGGCTGGTGGTGCAGCAGGTTCAGCAGCACGCAAACTTGTTACAGTTCCACTAACCAAAAAGAACATGTTTAAGGTATCTTCTAATATAGATGCTGCTACTGCTGGAACCGTAAACAACTGGTCACCACTTATTGGTCTTGTTCGTGAAGTTGCGGATGAGCCAAACGGAATTGAATACGTTCTTGCACACACAATGGTTGCTGGAAACGTACCACTTGCTAATGAACTAATAATAGCAGGTCGCATTGCAAATGAAACTGGCGATGCAACTCGTCTTGGTCAGGTACTAAAAGTTTCTATTGGTGACTCAAAGACTATTGATGATTTAATCTATGCTGACTATGTTTACGCTTCAGATATTGCAATCTTAAATAATGAGTCAGCATTTATTCGTGATTCAATTGCAAACTTAGACATTAGATTCTCTGCAGAAACTACCGCTATTCCTGAGATGATTGTCAAGCAACGTGAAGCCATGGTAAAACAGGCTGAACGTTTAACTGAAGAAGCAAAGCAACTACAGACTCAGCAAAAAATAGTAAACGAGATTGTCCAAGAAACTCCAGTTGGCTCAATTCAGCGCCAAACTGTTTCTCCGTTTATGGCTATTGAACGTGCTCGTGTCAAGAATGCAGTTAACTACATCAATGGCTACTGGGGAACTGAACAGGTTGGTCCATTTACAAAGGTTCTTCACTATTTAAACCCATCCACTAGATTAAAGGAAGCACCATCAGGTGCTGCCACTATCGGTGGTATTGCTGGTGATAGTTCAAACCTAGAGTTTAATGCCCGTGTACGTCTATGGGGCAAGTTAACTGGCAAGAGTGCTGATGTTCAAATGCGCTTTGGTGCTATGTACGCAAGCAACCTTGATAAGGGTGCACGCTTAAAGTTAATGAAAGACTTTGACGAAAAGTCAATGGTTGATGTAATTGTTAAACGTGTCGTAATTGATTCGGGCATGACCAAAGACGAACAGAAGATTGCCCTAGAAGTTGCTAAGGTAATTGGTAAAGAAAGTCGCAAGCATCGTGACAATATGATGCTTCAGGCTTTAGAAACTAACTACACCATTAATGATGGTAGTGGTTCAACTATTCTTATTAAGTTTTTGCAGGACCAAGTTGATGCTATTGCTGCTGATATTGCACGCAAGACTCGTGGTCCTGGTGCAGAAATAACAGATAATGATATTACTCTTGCTAAACAACAAGTTAGTGATGACTTCCGTGATGTTCCAGCACGTACGGCACAAATTCAAAACGTTCACTTTGGTGTTGACTTAAGAGATTTTGATGGCAGAATTGCTGAAAATGTTGGACTAATTAGAAGCATAGTAAACGAAATTGCTAACAATCCTGCATACAGTAACAGAAGTGATTACAAGAAAATCGTTGAAGAGTTCTCCAAATGGAAATCTGGAGAGATGTTATTCAGCGATAAGGTAGCATCTTTAGTTGATGCATCAGCACGCCGCCGTGGTAAAGATAGATTAGTTGATGGTCTTGACTTCTTGTACACAGATATCTGGAAGCCAACTACTCTTGCCTCTTTACATTACACAAGTCGTAACGTAACTGAAGGATGGGGGCGTGTACTAGCAGTAACATCGGAAGTACACCGAGATACTGGTATGCCGTTTACTGAAATCCTAAAGTCAACATATGACGAAGGAGTTATAAGACGCATATTTGGCAATAGGGCTGTAATCCGTGATGAAAAAAATGCAAAGGCTTTAATTAATAGAAGTCGTATTGAACTTATTGGAGAACAAAGCAAGGCTAATAATGCGGTAGCAGATGCGGTATACAATTCAAACGATTCCTTGTTCGCTTCATACACAGAAGGATTAGTTGCAGCAGATAACATTGCAACAGTTTACGCTAACTCAACAGCATACAAGGGTATCGTTGACCAAATGCGTAACATGCCATACCGTTTTGCAACAACTGATAATGTTCCTAAAAACATAAATGGCGAACTGTTTGAAAAGTTTGTATCTGGAGATATGCCTGGTGCTTTCCAGATACTAGCCAGTGCTGAACAGCCGTACATCCTAGAGACTATGGCTGCGTTACAGTCAAAGGTACGTAGAGAACTAGACTTGATAGACACCATCTTTGCAAGTCCTGAGTACACTAACTTACCAGCAGGAATGCAGGATGACTTGTGGCGCACTAATTTAATGTTAGCACAAATGGATTCATCTATTCAGGGATTGAGCGCAGCAGCATTGGCTAAGGCTAGTGTTCGCAATGAAGTTGAAACTTTAACTCGTAAGACAGATGTTCTTGGTAATATTAAGAAGTCTGGCGAAGGTGAATTTGAACTTATTCCTGGATTACTTATGTCACCAGATTCTTTTGCTGGACCTATTGGTGCAATCATGCGTAAAGAATCATCTGCTGCCCTGTCAGGCGCAGCCACTGTATTCAACTTAAGTCGCTCATCAATGAACAGCATCCTAAATGGAAACGTTAAGCGTGGTATTGTTAATCCTCTAGACAATGCTGGAACACAGAATCCACTATGGGCTAACGTTGCCGCAGATTACGCTAACCGTCAGATGCGTGACATTGCTTCACAAAAGTTTATTGGTTTAAATCCTAAGAACGAAGAAGACTTAAACACTGTAATTTCTTGGGCTAAATCAAGTGACCCTGCCGCAGTCCGCTGGCGCAATGAAATGTCAGAGGTTATAGATAACCTAAAGCGTACTAGCAACGACCCTATTGAAGTGTTAATTCGTGAAGATGCAATGTTCATTGAAGCAACTCTTCCAAACTATGGTATTGATGGTCGTGTTATCTCTCCTCTGCGTGATGTAGATGGCAACTTAATTTATACAGAGGCTGGAAAGCGCATCCCTGGCACCAACGTTATTGCCGAAGAATCAGGACAACTTATTCCTGGTCTACGTCAGAAGGCGCTTAAGGGTGAACTTACAGTTGATGACATGCTTGAGATTCCTGAAATGCAGCGTGCTTCAGTTAACGGTGCTATTGCCGAAAAGAGTAACGCAAGTCTTTGGAAGAAACTAACAAACTCAATGTTTAAGTGGATTGGTTCACTTCCTGAAGATACGTTTGTTCGTCATCCATTTTACCGTGCTATGTATCAAACAGAACAACGCCGCATTGGTCAGATGTGGTTAGCCCAAGGTAAAAGTGTTGACTACATAAACGCACGTATTGATGTATTGCAGGATTCTGCACATAGGTTTGCCTATAAGCAAACAATGGAACGTTTGTATTCAGTACAACGTAAGACTGACCCAGGTGAAACTTGGAGATTCGTCTCACCATTCTACATGGCTAAGCAAAACTCAAATCGTTTTTGGTTTGGATACGCCATGCGCAATCCACAATACGTAGGTAGACACCTCTTAATGTGGACAGCACCAGGTCGTGTATTTGATGTTGAGAATGAAAATGGCGAAGACGTATCAGGTGTTAATCCACTGTTCTCTGAGGGTGTAAAGGCAAAGATTACCATTCCAAATGGCATGGCTGATGCACTTAATATCCCAAGAGATTCTCGTTTAGAGTCACAATTATCTTCATGGGACCTTGTTAACAACGGTTACTTACCATTCGTTCCTGAGGCTGGTGGACCTGTATTTGATTACAGTGCCTCTTGGTTATTTAACTATGCTTCAGGTAAACCGTGGGACCCAGAACTGTTGCTAATCAAGATGGGTATGGACCCAGAGATGGTTAGAAAAATTATAGCACCTTATGTTGGCAAGGCTCCTAGCACTGAATCACGTGAAGCAATCTTTAATTTATACTTGAATCCTAATGCTTGGATGCGTTCTTTGCTTGCTCCTTTGGCAACTGTGCCAGTTATCAGTGACATAACCGAGATACTTGACCCAACTGCTATTGACCGTTTTGGTAACAGAACTATCAAGAATTTTAAGATGCTATATGAACAGTGGACACAGGGACAACCATATAACGAAGAACTAAACACTTCCCAGCAGCAAGATAAAATTGCTGAGATGTATTCTGAGGCTGCAGGTTATGCAATTCAGGAACAGTTATGGGAATCTTTGTGGTCGTTCGGTCCAACAGTTGGCAATGTAAAGATTGAAGATTACGCAAATCGTAAGGCTTCTGAATTAAGAGTATATCGTTCACGCTTTGGATATGATGAAGGAACTCTTAAGTTTATTCAGGAAAATACAAAGTACAATGAGGCTGGTGAAATCATCTCCTACGGAACATATACTTTGTCAACTGCCGAAGGTAGCAACAATGAAGCCAATCCATTTGGTGTTGCTGGAACTCCTCAGACAGTTCGTGGAATTGTTCAAAATAAAGAACTTTGGGATAAGGTTTCTAGTATTGAGGCTGGTTCAGACAATGCTCCAGACAATAAGATTCTCGGTTCCATGTTCAATCAGGGAGACCGAAACAAGGACTACAGCCAAACGGCTAACAATAAGTTATATTCACTTAATGTAAAGCGCAAAGTTAAGCAAACTGCTGCAGAAAAGAATGCCATTGCAGTTGACTTTGGAACCGATGAATACTTTGCAATCCTTGATTCTTACGAAGCCAAGGCTGAGGCTGCTGGTATTGAAGTTGGCTCAAAGGCTTACAAGGCTGCATATAAAGAAGATATTGATGCTGACGTTGAAGCACTAGCAAAGCGTAATCCACTTTGGTACCGTGAAAGTGGAACCATTAACTTGCGTAAGGCTGACAACAACGTCAATGCCGTTCTTAACGTTCTTGAGGACCAGACATTCCTTGATACAGTTGGAAAGAATAATAAACTTATTGAGGCTATTCATTCTTACATGCTGTACCGTAAGCCTTTAGTTGAACAACGCTTAGCAATTTCAGATGACCCAGATACGGACATCTACAGAGCGAATAAATACGCAGGGCTTGTTGAAGATAAAGATGAAATTGCGGCTTCAATTTCCGAGCAAGTCCCAGAGTTTGCAAACTTCTACAAGTATTACTTGAGAAGAGACCCATTGTTTAGTGATAGAGAAATTGCGGAGTATAGAAAATAATGGCACCTAAAGTCAGAACAAACGAAACTCCTACACCAACTCCAACACCGAGTCCTACACAAACTCCAACCATTCCAATTAAAACTGGAAGTAGTGGTAGCGGTGACAAGCCAAGTACACTTGTACCTCCTGCGTCAAACAAGACCCCTAATCGCATTGAAGATACAGACGTTGCGTGGCAAGTAGGTGGTAGAGGAGATGTCCTAAACTACAAGCCAGTTGGTGCTGCAAAGAACTACATGACACCTAGCGCTCCAGAATACTCATGGGTACTTAGCCAGTTTAAAACCTGGGGTGCTGCCTACACTGGTAAGCGCAACGTACGCACTTTCTGGGAACAGATGGTTGATGAAGCCAGTGGTTCAAACACCACACCATGGCAGGTAATGCAGTCTTACATGTCTGGTGAAGGTGCTCCTCCAGTTGTTGGAGACGGAACTGGCGGTCCTTCAACATCTGTATCAATACAGCAGTTTGATAAAGATACCGCTGCCACAATAGTTGATGCTGCCCTACTTACCGTATTTGGTCGCAAGGCTACGGACGCTGAAAAGAACAGTTTCTTTAAGGAACTTAATCAGGCAGCCAAGGCTGGAACAGTTACAAAAACCACTCGTAAGGGTGGCAAAACCGTAACTACAACAACTCAAAAGTTTGACCAAAAAGGTTTCATTGACAAATACACTGGTACCGTCCTTGAAGGAATGCTTACTGGTCAAGAGCAACTTGACCTTAGTGGTGAAGCAGGAAAGATTCAGGATACCTTACGTCAATATTCAAATGACATGGGTGTTATTCGCAGTGACAAAGATATCCTATCTGATGTTCGCCGCATTGTTAAGGGTGAAGTTACTGCCGAAGATGCAGCCAATGAAGTACGTAAACAATCAGTAGTTCTGTACAAAAATTTTGCTGACCGTTTGAATGCTAATCCAAATTTAACTGTGCGTGACCTTGCCAATCCTTACATTAAGTTAATGGCTGACACTTTTGAAATGGACATGAACAACATATCTTTAACTGATGCAACTATTCAAGGAGTATTGAGCCAGGAAAAATTACCTGCTCAAGGAGATTTTTATAAGCAACTTCGTCAAGATGCTCGCTACCGTAATACGACTACTGCACAAAGAGAGGCTTCCAGTTTTGCAACTGGTCTAGCCTCAGCGATGGGATTCTAAATGGCTTACGCTGATGAAGTTGCCTTTGGTAACGTCTTTGCACAACTAACTGGACTTGACCCTACAAAAAACCCATGGGTTAATAGTCTATATTTAGTAGCAAAAAAGTATGTTGATACAAACCTTGTTTCATACAACGACCCAACTATTTATGATTTACTTTTAACTGACACACAATCACCAGAACTTTCTGGATTTCGTGACAGATTTTCCGTTTATCTTGCGCAACGCAATGATGCTATTTCTAAAGGAACTATTCCACAGTTTTCAAACCTTAGTGAATACGTTCAAACCGAAAAGGCTTATGGAAATATATTGCGTTCCAAGCCAGCATTTGCTGACCTTGCAACTGATGCAAATATTAAACAGTTTATTTCTGGAAATGTTTCCGTTGATGAAGTACAGGCTCGCATTGACAATGCCTACTATGCTGTAAGTACCGCTGACCAAGCACTAAAAGACCAGATTAAAGAACAGTTCCCTAGCCTAACAGATGATGACTTGGCTAAGTCCTTGGTCACTGGTAACACTGATTCAGTACAGCAAAAGATTAAGTTCGGTGCTGCTGGTATTGCAGCCTCTGCCAAGGTCGCTGGTATCCAAGCACAGTCAAACCTTGAGGACCTTGCCAAGCAAGGTGTTACTCGTGAGACTGCCCTAAAGGGCTTTCAACAGGTTGCTCGTGAACGTGGTGGAATCCAACAAGCATCTCGTATGTTTGGTGGTACTGGACCAACACAGGCTGAACTAGAAGCAGAAGCATTAACTGGTGCAGAATCGGCATCAGCCAAGCGTCTTCGCTCACAGGCTCGTGCACAGTTTGGTGGTTCCTCTGGAATCGTTACTGGTTCGCTAGGTCGCAAGAAGCAAGTATAAAACTCTCGGTGGATTAACCGCCCCCACCGAGTAAAAGAGCGGTAGTACATACCAACCTGCATACCCCTGTGTAGGAGTGAGACATGTACGAACAACAACTAATGTAAGGGAGATAGTTGCGATGAGCAACAATAATCAAGACTGGGACGATGACTTAGAGTTTGAGGACTATGACGATGCACCATCACGTGGTTCATCTGATGATGTACTCAAGAAAGTCCGCCGTGCCGAACGTGCGAAAGACAAACAACTCAAAGAGTTGCAGTCCGAATTGGAAGCATTGCGCAAGTTCCAACGAGAAGCAACAATCAGCCAAGTCTTGGCGGAGAAAGGTGTCAACCCAAAGGTTGCCAAATTCATTCCAGCAGATATTGAAATGTCCTCGGACAGCATCAGTAACTGGCTGACTGACAATGGTGAACTGTTTGGTGTTGCTGCACCTACACAACAAAGCGCAGTAGATGTCAATGACATGGCTGCATTGCGTCAAATAGATGCAGTAACATCTGGTGCTATTTCTCCAGATGACGTGAATGATGCTTTCAACATCATGAACAATGCCTCGTCTGCGGAGGAGTTACTTAACTTCCTCTACAGTCAAGGCGCAGAATAATCGCAAATAATCTAACCCCTAAGGAAATATACTATGCCGAATACAGGCTTATCAGGTGGTAGTGCCGCAACTAACGGTGGTCTTGGTGGTGGCGCTTACGCTTCCGCTAACAACGTTGGTGCTTTCACTCCATCAAACGCCGCAGGTCTAGTTCAGAAGGCTTACGACCGCCTTGTTGAATTTGAACTGCGTGCAACCCCACTCATCCGCTCCGTAGCGGACAAGAAGCCAGCACGTCAGGCAATGCCTGGTTCAAGTGTTGCGCTACAAATCTACAACGACCTTGCTGTTGCTAAGACTGCTTTGTCGGAAGATGTAGACCCAACAGCAGTTGCTCTTGCTACTCCAGACATCGTAACCGTAACTCTAAACGAGTACGGTAACGCAACTGTAGTAACTCGCAAGTTGCAGTTGATGTCTCTTGCAGACGTTGACCCTGCTGTTGCTAACATCCTTGCATTCAACATGGCTGATTCCATTGACGAACTAGCACAGGATGCACTACTTGCAGGTACTAACGTACTTTACGCAACTGGTGGAACAACCACTGCAACAACAACCTCAGGTATCACTTCAGATGACACACTATCTGCTGCTGACATCCGCCGTGCAGTTGCAAAGTTGCGCACTAACAAGGCTTCAGGACGTAAGGGTTCACTTTACTGGTGTGGTATTCACCCAGAAGTTTCCCACGACCTTCGTGCCGAAACTGGTGCAGCATCTTGGCGTAACCCACACGAGTACCAGAGCAATGATGCAATCTGGGCTGGCGAAATTGGTCAGTTTGAAGGTGCATACTTCATTGAGTCTCCTCGTCTACGCAAGGCTGCAAATGGTGCAGATAGTATCAACACCTACGCAACCTTCCTATGTGGACAGCAAGCACTTGCTGAGGCTGTTGCCGAAGAACCACACGTGGTTATCGGTCCAGTCGTTGACAAGTTGATGCGTCAGCGTCCAATCGGTTGGTACGGTGTTCTAGGACACGCAGTATACCGCAATGAGGCACTGTTCCGCATTGAGTCTGCTTCAAGCATTGCTTAATTAGCGACACTAATCTCACTCCTAAGTCATATAACGGGCTTAGGAGTGGGGTTATGTTTCTAACATAGAAGGAAAACATAATGGCTTATCTATTCGCACCACCTACGGTGGACCAGGGACCAGCAGGTGGTGGCTGGCTGTTCTGGCGGTACACACTAAAGCGTGGGATTACTGTCTACAAGATTGGTAATGATTGGTACGAAGAGCAATATCCTTGGCAAGATGATTTAGAACAAGCAAGTGTTGTCTACCTTGGTGGACATGAGTACACCGTAACCGAAGCCGAGAAGGATGACCTTGAGGCTGCTGGCTACGAGGTGAGTACAGTATGAGTTTAATAGAATCACTATCGGTTGTATCGTTAGCCCTAACTATTATTGCAATGTTAGGCAAGTGGTTAATTGTTAATCCACTTAAGAACTTTATTAAAGAACAGACATATCCTATCCAGCCCACGGCTAATGGTGGTCGTAGTCTTCCAGACATTGCTCGTGCGGTGGACAGGATTGAAAAGCGTTTAGATGAGCATATTACATTACATCTTAAGGATGAACTATGAGTGGTAAGTACAACATTGTAGCCGAGCAAGGTGCTACCTTTAATCTAAACTTCCGTGTTGAGACCGATGGTACTCCATGGAATCTAACTGGCTACACCTTTGCTATGCAGGTTCGCCGTTCTACATCTTCAACTACAACTTTACTTAACATTACTTCCGCAACTATGACTTCAGTTGGTCATGTATCAGCAACAGTTAGTGCTGCTACCATGGCTAATGTACCTGCTGGTCGTTGGGTCTATGACATTGAACTTACATCTTCGGGTGCTGAAGTCACACGAATCTTGGAGGGTCGCTTCATTGTCACAGCAGAGGTGACACAGTAATGCCAGACTACACAGTCATTATTGAAGAAGAAGTTACCGCTACTACTGTTACCATTGAAGAGACTGTCACTGACATTGTTCTTGGTACTGAAGTTCTACAAGAAACCGTTGTGATTGTTGATAATGCTCAAGGTCCACAAGGAACTCAAGGTGTTACAGGTCCGACAGGACCTACAGGTAGTACAGGACCGACAGGTCCAACTGGCTCCACTGGTTCAACGGGTCCTACGGGTAGCACTGGTGCTACTGGTTCTACTGGCTCAACAGGACCGACAGGTCCAACAGGGTCAACAGGTAGTGTTGGTCCCACTGGGTCTACGGGTAGTACGGGAGCAACGGGACCTACGGGTACGACAGGTCCTACGGGACCGCAAGGTGACCAGGGTATTCAAGGGGTCACAGGACCCACTGGTGCAACAGGAGCCACAGGCTCACAAGGTATCCAAGGTATAACTGGTCCAACTGGTAGTACGGGTTCTACGGGCTCTACTGGTCCTACTGGACCTACAGGTGCAGACAGCACCGTACAGGGTCCTACAGGCGTTACAGGGGCTACAGGACCTACTGGAGCGACAGGCTCTACTGGTGCTGACTCAACTGTTACTGGTCCCACAGGACCGACTGGTCCTACTGGTGCAGATGGATTCATTGGTTCTGACGGAGCGACAGGACCTACAGGTCCTACTGGTGCTACGGGACCAACAGGTCCCACAGGTGCTACAGGTACAGATGGAATCATAGGCGTTGATGGTGCAACTGGACCTACTGGTCCGACTGGGGCAACTGGTCCTACAGGACCAACGGGTGCTACTGGCAACCAAATTATCTACCAACCAACAGCGCCAGTTAGTCCTGCTAACGGTGACATTTGGGTTGACTCCGATGCTACTGCATCAGTCATTAACACTAATGATTTCGTACTAAAATCAGAAGCAGAAGCCTACACACCACATTCATTCTTAACGATGGGAGCCTGACATGGCTTATACATACAAGGTACTTGCACAGAGCGCTCCTAGCGCTACAACTAACACAGATGTTTACACTGTTGGTTCTGGTAAGCAAGCCATTATTTCTACCATTACTGTCGCTAACCGTAGTGCTACTGCAAGAACATACCGCATTGCAATACGACCTGCTGGTGCTACCTTGGCTAACCAGCATTACATTGCTTACGATGTAACTGTTGGCGCTAACGACACAACTCCATTAACACTTGGAGTTACTCTTACCGCTACTGATGTTGTAACTGTTTACGCCTCAACTACTGATTTATCATTTGGAATATTTGGTTCGGAGATTTCCTAATGGCTGTTAAGTTATTTGCTCAATCAAGTGTTGCTAATTCTAAATTTACTGGTGTTACTACTGGTATGTTAAAAGACGCAGACATATCTGGAACTACAGGCAGTCCCACAACTGGAACTTATACAGATAGTGGAATTAACTACAAATATTACTCATTCACAGGTTCAGGTTCAATCACTCTCACAAAGTCGGGATTGGTAGATTGCTTAATAATTGGCGGTGGAGGCGGTGGTTCTTCATTTGGTGGCGGTGGTGCTGGTGGTTATTTAAGTAAAACAAGCGCATATTTAGATTCAGGAACTTTGACTGTAACAGTTGGCGCAGGTGGTTCGGCTGTAAATATCGGGACTTCATCGTCAATTGCTAACACTTTTTTTAGTTTTGGTGGAGGTTTTGGCGTATCAACTGCTACAACTGCGTCACAAGGTGGTTCTGGAGGAGGTGCAGCCGACTCTGCTAGAGGTGGAAAAATTGGAAACGGTGTAGCAGGTCAAGGATTTAATGGCGCACTTGGCGCAACAGACCTTGCTACTTATACTTCAGGTGGTGGTGGTGGTGGCGCTAGCGCAAATGGTTCTGCTGCTGCTGGTTCAACAGGAGGTGCTGGAGGTGCTGGTGCAAGTTCAAGCATTACAGGTACAGCGGTTTCAAGAGGCGGTGGTGGTGGGGGCGATAGTAACACTGGGGCTGCTGGGGCTGCTGGCACTGGTGGCGGTGGTTCACGTTCAAGTGGTACTGCTAACACTGGCGGTGGCGGTTCTGGTTCTAGTGGCGCTGGCGGTTCAGGAATAGTAGTAATAAGGGTGCGAGCATAATGGCGCATTTTGCAAAATTAGAAAATAAAATTGTTTCACAAGTAATCGTTCTAAATAACGAAACACTTGGCAACTTAGAATTTCCAGCAAGTGAAGTAGTAGGTCAAGAATTTATTGCGTCACTTGGACTTGTTGGCACTTGGAAGCAAACCAGTTATAACGCAAATTTTCGTGGCAAGTACGCAGGTTCAGGCGATACCTACGATGAAATCAATGACGTATTCGTTGCACCTGTAATAGAGGAAATAACTAATGACAACTAGACCAGGTTATGTATGGGATGCCACTGCATCTGAATGGGTTGAGATTGGACAGGCTGCTGTTGTAGCCCCTGTTGCTTACCAAGCAAGTGAACCATCTTCCCCAGCAACAGGTGACATCTGGATTGATAGCGATGATGAAGTACCTAGTGTTGATTCAACTCTTTA